TGCTGGGTAGAGACATGAGTCCTCATCGCACATTTGATAATTCGTCTTCGCAAGTTTTGCGTGCCACACACACAACGAAAGGCGTCGGCCGGCGCCAAGCTCTTTCTTGCACACCATGCAAATGCGCTCTATAGATTCTGAATAGTTCGGATGTTCGCGCCTGAACTGCTGGTAGTGGGCACCACACATTGCTCTCGTGATCACGATTGTCGTGAGAAAGCCGACTCTTGGTGAGGGGCGCACAGGCTTCTCGCACCCATTCCACATGCACACGTATCCGCTCATGTCAGCTCCTCGAGGTCGATGCCTACTGGCCGGCCGTGTCCATCAGTGGCGACGTTGACCATGAGCGCTGCACCGGGGAGCATGCGTCGCCCGTTCTCCAGGCACCCGTCACAGTTGTATTGGCCGGCGGTGGCGACGATGCACGGTGGCCCTGCGATGTAGCAGTCGACGGTGGGGATGAGTGCCCAGCGCTCCGGGGTCACAGGTCGCCCGGGGTGAGTGTGTTGGTGGGCGGGTTGCCGTGCTCGAGTCGTGTTCGCAGATAGGCAACCTCGTTGATGAGTCGCAGCCTCTCGACGAGTTTCGGGAGCGACTCGGCGAGTAGCTCGGTAAGTGTCTCGACCTCTTCTTCGAGGCGTGCGATCTGGTCGTCTTTGGCGCTCATGCTGCGGCCTCGACCAGCTTGGCAATCGAGTAGGCGGTGCCTTCGCTGAGTCCGAACAGTTGCATCAGTCCGCGATAGCCGGTGGCTGCGAGTTCCTCTTCGACCTCTTCGCCGTGTTCGTTGCGAACATGCCGGCCGAGTTGGCGGATGCCGGTCTCTCCGCAGAACAGGCAGCCATGGCCTCCGATTGAGGTGATGGCCGGGTCGTCGTCGAGTGTGACCGTTCGTTCCGATTCGACCTCGGCGGGTGCCTGTTTGGGCTGTTTTCCGAAGCTTTCGGCACGAACGGTAAAGCCGCCACGTTCGACGGTGATGACCTCGAGGACGCTGCGTGCGTCTTCGTCACTGAGTTCGCTGAGTAGGTCGGTAATGGCCTTGTAGGCGGTGATGATGGTTCCTGCATTGCTCATGGTTCATTGCCCCCAGGGCCGGAAGCCCATTGTCTGGTAATAGGTCAGTCCGCAGGTCAGGTTGACTGCGGGGTCGAAGAGGTCTTCGGGTTCCACGCCACACTTGGCACGGATGTTGTCGGCGAGAGTTCCCCAGGCGTTGATCTGCAAAAGCCCTCGGGAGTTGTCGAGCGTCGAGGGCCGATCGGCGTAGGCGTTCGGGTCGCATCGGCTCTCGCGGTTGATGATGTGGGCGAGGGTGGCCAGCGTGTGCTCGGGCCAGCCGATCTGGCGGGCGAGGTCGATGAAGCAGCCTTCGACTGGGGCGACTTCCGGGGCCGGCTGTGGAACGGGTGTACCGGTATTCCGTGTTTCCGGCGCCGTCGTGGTCGTGACGTTCAGCCAGGAGAGATCTGCGGGCGGAGCTGTGGTCGAGGTCGACGGCGCTTCGGTTTCGATGTATGACGGCGCCGATTGCGCCGGGGTGGACGGCGCGCACGATGCCACTATGGACATCGACGCGATTGCTGCGAGTGCGATTACTGCTCTGATTCGGTTACTGGTTTCATCCATTGTTCGGTTCTTCCTTTGTTTGAGCAGCCGACACATAGGACGGCTTGGACTTTGCGGGGTGTTGCGTACTGGCCGGCGCACTTGGGGCACGACCAGTGCTTCGAGGTCATCGGGTCTTTGCTGCGTGGTTCCATGCGTTCAATCGCGAGCCGATCTCGTCGCGTATCTCGGGGGAGGCGGTGCGGGCGATGTCGACGAGCAGCTCGGCCATGCGTGCGCCGGCGGTGATCGTGCGACCGAGGTGGCGTTCCGCTTGCAACCAGGCGAACTCGTTGGCGTCGGCGTTGGCGGCGTGCCACTCGTCGAACAGGTCGAGGATCGCCTGGTAGCTGTCGGAGTTCACTTGTCGCCGACGCCTGACGCAGCCCTGAGCAGACGCATCTGTTGCTCGGCGCCCGCCCGGTCGATGTGTGCGATCGGCAGGGTCAGGTAGTCGGCCCCACCGACGAGATCTATGTAGAAGAAGTGGTTGCGAAGATCCTGACGAATCCGCCAGTGGAGAAGCTGCGACATGTGATTCCTTGTTGCTCGATGGTGTGGGCCCGGCCGGCCGCTGATCGAAGGCGACCGGCCGGGCAATCGTCCGACGCCTTACAGGTCGTCGACGGTGACTGCCTGCGGCTTCGCAGGCGTGAACTTCGAGGTGTAGATCTTCTGGGGTGCGTAGCCCTTGGTCGTCGAGGGCTTCTCGGAATCGAACTTCACGGCGAGGGTGCCGCCGGTGAGCGATCCCCAGTCGGACAGTCCTGCGTCTCGCACGGCTTGCGTGATGATCGACAGCATCTGCTTCTTGGCGAAGATCCGCAGTTCCTCGCCGTCTTCTCCGATACCGGAGATGACACGTTCCCAGACTGGGGTGCCGTCCGGGTGGAACAGCGGCGCATCGGTCCCGAACTCGGTCGACTGTCGCTTCTCGACTGCGGTGACGGTGATGCGGATGATGTCGCCGATCTCGGGGAACTTGGCGGCTGGGGCACCCGATGAGATCGGGTCTTCTACTAGTGAATCCGACATGCCTGCATTGCCTTTCGTTATGCCGCAGAGATTGCGGCGCTGACATCGCCTTCGACGGTGACTCCGGCCTCGTCCCACAGCGGGGTCAAGGTTCCGAAGCGCACAGCGCGTGCGAGTTGTCCGAGGGCGTGGCCCTCGTCGAGCGTGAGGTCGCCGACGGCCGAGCCGAGGGTGACGGTGGGCTGCAACTCTTCGCCCAAGGCAATCGAGACCAGGGCCCGGGCGAGTCCGTCGTCCTCGGAGTCGGCGATAGCCAGCAATGCGGAGACGATCTCCCAGCGGCGCTGCGTCGGCTTGCCCGATGGGCCTGAGAGTCGCAGTGGCCGGCCTGCTCTGAACGCTTCTTTGAGCGTGGCATCGAGCCACATGCGGCCCGGGACGGTGAGTCGCTTGGCGGCTGCGTTGATTGCGTCGACATCGGCGGCGGTCACATCGTCGCCTTCGATTGGTGCAGATCGGGTGGCGCTCACCTTCAGAGGCAAGGAGACCTCGAACCCCGGGGGAAGGGCAGGGAACGCCGACCCGATCTGCTTCTCCACTGCGTTGATGGCAGTGGTGATCTCGTCGCCCTCGTAAACCCAGAGGGGCTCGTTGGACTTGAGTGTCGGGACACCGGCCGGCCAGATCGCAGCGAGTGTCGCAGCGTGTCCGTCGACCTTGAGGGTGTCGATTCGGTCCTGTGCCCATCGGCGCCAGTCAGCGTCGACGAGTTCGCCTGGTCGGATGGCCCGGCGGTCACGCTTGGCGGCCTTGGCACAGATACTTGTGACCATGGCAACTGGATCTGCCACAACCTCGGGTTCGGCGGTGAACGGCGAGATCATCTTGACCTCGCGGACCTCGAGCACATGTTGCACGAGGTCGAACGCTTCGGCGCCGGCTTCGAGATCCACCCAGTGCAGTCGGGTGGTGGCCTTGTCGAGATCCACCTGGAGGATCACAGCGGCCGAGGTGGACAGTTCTGGCAGCGGCGTCTCGGAGTCGAACAGTCCTTTGTCGTTCGATCCGTGCCAGTAGCGCTTCTGCATGGTGGCGTAGATGAACAGCTGCACGGCGTATTCGATGTGATGCAGGCCACCGGTCTTGATGTCGGCTACGAAGATGTCGGTGCCGTCGGTCAGCAGCAGATCGATCGACCCGGCGTACTTGGTGTCGTGGTTCACGAGGAACGCTTCGCACCATCCGGGGACGATCGTCAGGCCATCGGCTGCGAGGGCCGCATAGAGACTGTCTAACGGTGCTTGGTGCGCCGGGTTGAGGATCGGCCGGCCGTTCTGGTCATGTTCGAAGTCGTTGTGAAACGCGGTGCCCCGGATGGCTTTGGCCGATCCACCGGCGAGACGTTCGGCCTTGCGAATCAGGGCATTCTTCGCCTGGTTGGTTTCGGCGGCGATGAACTGGGCAAGCAGCTCGGGGTTCTCGGCGAACCCTTGGGCAGCGTTGCGTTTCTGCCAGTCGACAATGAACGATGCGTCGGTGATCGCACGGCCGGCGCTCGAGGGGCGCTCGTAGGCGACGCGCTCAAAGGTGCCCGGGGCTTTGATGAGTGGCCGGCCCATGTGATCGCGGGGGATCTCGACTTCGATCAGGTCGACGCTCATTCGCCGGCCGTCGCGTGCTTGTATATCGTGACGTTCAGGGTGCCGTTCTCGATGCGGCGCTCACGCTTGTAATCGTTGGTTGCTTTCTTGCACCCGAGGCAGCGGCAGCCGCGGTCGTAGGCGACTCGGGTGCCACAGGCCGACGGGCCGCGCGGGACTCGGATCTCTCGGCGCTTGCGTTCGGTAAGACCGCCCCACACACCGAAGCGTTCTTCGGTCTTGAGGGCCGATGCCAGGCACTGCTCGGTGACCGGGCAGGTATTACAGATGGCAATGGCAGCGTGCGCCATCTGGGCGTTGCCGCGCTCGGGGAACATCTTGTGCCCGAGGCCCTTGCAGGCGGCGAGGTCGTACCAGCCGCTCACCAGACACCCTCGGTGGCTCGCAGGCGCTGGTTCTCGGCGGTGAGTGATTCGACGACGAGGCGCAGTCGGTCACGGTCGCAGAACACGCCGTCGACATGGTCGGCGATAGCCAGCAGCAGCTCACGGTCGGGCTGCTCGGCCAGTGCCTGGGTGCGGATCTTCTCGGACAGGTAATCGCTGCTCATTTTTGGTTCTCCATCAGAGTCACGAAGTCGGCGCCGAGCATGGTGACGAACCACTCGGCCGGATTGGTCTTGCCTCGGCGCTTGTGCCACACGACGCCGAAGATGCGGCCGGCGTGGATCTTCTGTTCCTGCGCTCGATCAAGCCATGCGGGCTGGAAGGCGGCGTGGTCTTTCACGTCGATGCTCGGCCAGCGTGGATCGGACACGAACAGGTCGGCCTCGTCGAGCGTCGCCCCGGCCGGAATGCGTTGGCAGCGAACACCGCACGCGATGAGGAAGTCACGCACAAGGCGTTCGGCCTTCGAGCCCTTCGCCTTGTTCGGGTTCGTCACAATGCGGCCGAACTGATGAGCAAGGTGAAGATGACGACCGAGGCAACACAGGCGGCGATGACTGCGAGGGCCAGCAGGTCGCCTTTCACTTGCCGGCCGTCGGGTAGATGGCGACGAGGGTGACGGTGGCGAGTCCGGCGAACACTGCACAGAGAGCCGAGGCGCCGAGGTCGAGGGTGGCGATGATCTCGACGAGTGCGCCTATGGCGAAGAATGCGACGACGAGCAGTGCGCCGACGACGAGCTGGCCGGCGGCGGTCACGCTGCACCGTCCGGCACATAGGTCGACGAAGGGTGCTGGAGTCGGGCGCTGATCTGCGCCCACTGCTCCGGGGTCACACGGGTCGTCGTGTTCTCGGTCTGCTTGTGGGTGGTGCGCCGGCAGTCGTGGGCCGGCAGCGAGTCGGCGTTCTTGAAACACCGGGAGCAGTAGAAGCAGTGGACGCTCATGCCGCACGCCCCGGCTTCGTGGTCTTGCGCACGATCCACTTGTCGATTGCCCAGATGTCGAAGCGCAGCCGGCCGTCGATGCGTGTGACCGGTATGCGGTCCTTGATCACAAGCGAGCGGATAGTGACTGGGTCGAGCCCGAGGTATTCAGCTACGCCGGCGAGGTCTAGAAGTCGGCCGGTTCGCTCAGTTGTGGTTTCGTGTGCCTGCATGGTGCAGGACGGTATCGGACTAAATAAGTCCGGTCAAGACTCTTTTTGTCTCTTTACTAAATACGGGTGATCTGCTTATGATCCACGCAGGCGTAGAGTGAGTGTGTTATGAGCGGGAAAAACTCCACAACCGAGCAGCGAATAGCCTTTGGTGCAGCCGTATCTGGCGCGCTCACCGATGCGGGCTTGCGCGTCTCGGCCTTGTTCCCGATTGCCGGATCTGACAAGACCGAGTCGGCCCGGCGGGCTGCGAACTCCTGGCTGTCGGGCAAGCGTGAACCCTCGAGGCCGCAGGTCTTGGCGATCGAGGAGCTGGTTGGTGTTGAACCAGGGGGGCTGTCACGCCACCTGGGCTGGTTGCCCGTCGGCGCCCCGGCCATTGCCGATACCGAGCTGGCTATCCTCGCCGATCCCGGGCTCAAGCCGATCGAGGCCAAAGCCGTCATCGCCGTCTTGCGCTCGTTCAAAGTCCAGTAGCTCAGCCCGAAGCACTCGCCAGACATGGCGTGCTAGAGCCGGATTTGTCGCTGCCCCAACGCGCGCCACCGCTTCGTGAGACTTCGTGCCTAACCCGCCACTGCTGAACATGTGTTCGACCCTACCGGCCGGCCGTGACAGCGGACCCGATTGGACGACACCGCCGGTGCCGTCGGTCACACGGTAGCAGGATGGTTGCAGAAGCGATAGGGGGGCGATAGATACTCAGGAACGTACCGTCGGCGGATGGGTGCGGGTGACGTGGCGGCGTCTGAGCCAATGATCGAAAGAGCACTAAAAGCCCAAAGGGATCTTCAGGATCTAATGACTGCGGTAGCTGTCGCTTCAGACGCGCGCAGGCAGGCCGTGGTGGCGCTCCGACGCGCCGGATGGACGCATGTCCGCATCGGCAAGCTTCTCGGTCTAACGCCCGGCAGGATCGCCAACATCGTCAACGACCGCTGATGGCCTGAGACCATCCATGGCGGCGGCGGCGGCGTCATCGAGGCCCGGCATGAGGTGCCCATAGGTGTTCATCGTGAGCACGATGGACGAATGGCCGAGGCGCTGCTGGATCACCTTCGGGGCAACGCCGGCAGCGATGCAGATAGCGACCGAGGTGTGCCGGAGGGAATGGAACTTCGGGTAGCCGACGATCGTGGTGGGCCGATCGGCGTGGGTCTTCAGTTCCGCGAGGCCGGCTTTGTAGCAGGCCGGCGCCCACACGTTTCCTCGGAAGCTTGCCCCGATCGGGTTGCCGTACTGGTTGATGAATACCAGGTCATCCGGTCCCGGTCCGGTGTACTTGTCCATGTGCTGGCGCAGTTCCTCGGCGATCGAAGCGGGCAGGACAATCGTGCGCCTGCTGCCCGAGGTCTTGGTTGCTTCGCGTGACCAGCCAGTAGCGCGCATCTTGAGTTGTTCGTTGATGGTGATGGCGTTGCCGTTGACCCATGCTCGACGAAGCCCGGTCAGCTCGGCGAGTCGGGCACCTGAGTACGCGGCGACGAGAACGAAGGCGCGGTAGCGGTCTCCGATGTTGTCGGCGATTGCTTCGACCTGCTGGACGGTCAGGTATTCCTTCTCGACGAAAGGGACGCGCGGCGCATTGACGCCGTCGAACGGATTGGTGGCGAGGTAGCGGGCGCGGATCGCCCAGACGACCATGACGCGCAAGCTGCGGTAGTTCGCTTTGACGGTCGAGGGTGCGAGGCGGGTGAGCTGCTCGGCAAGCCAACTCTGGATCATGGCCGAGGTGAGCTTCGAGATCGGGAGGTCACCGAACGCCGGGTAGGCGTAGCGCGTGAGGTCTCGGGTGTAGCCCTCGATGGTGCCCGGGGAGAGATGGATGCAGGAGGCGAGGAACCTGGCGCCGACCTCGGCCACGGTGATGGCGCCGGCCGATGGCATAAGTCCTCCCTGCCCTGAGCCGTCGGTAGCGGCTCGCAAAAAGGCATCGGCGTCGCTCTTCTTGGCGAACACTTTGGCGCGCTGCTTGCCTGCCTCGTCTCGCCAGCGTGCTTGCCATTGTTTCGTGCCGTACTTCTTGACCGCCATAGGTGCCCTCGCTTTGCACTCAGTTTGCACATGAGGTCGCACAAACCGGCACAAGTGGACACTATCGGCCACAACAGCAGACCGTCAGAATGAGGGCAAAAAGCAAGCAGGACCAGCACTTATGCTGGTCCTGCTCCCGGAGGCGGCGCCCAGAGTCGAACTGGGGTACGCGCCTTTGCAGGGCATGGCGGCTTTGTGCCATAATCCCAGCTCAGAGCGGGTGAATGTCTAGGGTGATGCACTTATTTTGCACACGATTCTGCTGCCGAGGTGGATCTGGCCGCAAGATCCACCGCAGTAGTTCGAGGATTTCGGGGTCCTCAATTGTCGGTGGTTTGCCCTGAGAGACTCGGTGTTCATGTGTGCAAAGCCCGCCGAGAATGCGCTTGTCGTCGGGGCACACCTCGCATTTGTATTTCTTGGTCTTTCCCTTTGTCATGGCCCGGCCCTTCCTACCTAGAGGTCGGCTTGGTCGTTGACCGGGCGATCCACTTGTCGATTGCCCAGATGTCGAAGCGCAGCCGACCGTCGATGCGGGTAACTGGTATGCGGTTTTGCTCGGCGAGGTGGCGGGCTTGGCGTTCGGTGATTCCGAGGTAAGCAGCCACGCCCCTCAGATCCATCAGCCGTCCCTGCCGGACTTCTTCCATGGCCGGCAAGGTATCCCAGAAACGACAGACGCCCCCACCGCTCGAAGCAGTGGGGGCGTCGTTGGCCGGCTCGGTTGTGTTGGGGTGCGGTCGCATGCCATGAGGGCTGCGCGGTCACCTAGTCGACGAGGTGCAGGGGTCTCGTCGTCGTCGAGCCGGAGAGCTAGGTCACATGCTCGGAGGGATCAGCGGGGTCACCGGATCTGAGGAGACGATCGGGGCGACGAGCGACGGTGAGTCGGCCGGGCCTATTCCGAGCGAGGCGATCGACGTGAGGACGCTAAGTAGCGCTCCTGCTGCGGCGGCTCCGAGGGCCCGTTGCCAGTCGAGGGTAAACAGGTCGAGGCCTTGTGCGGCTCCGACGAAGAGGAGCAGCGATTGGGCTGCGGTCTTCGCTGCGCGTTCGATGATGGCTCGGATCAGATTGCGGTTCATCACATTCCCCATTCAGGGTGTTCGGTGGGTACTGCGGGCGGGTCGACGTACTCGAGGTCGTCGTCGTCCTGGTCGTCTTCGATGGTCGGGATCTCGATCACCTCGGGGCGGGTCTCGGTGATGGTCATTCGGGCACCTCGGGTTCGGCCACGAGGTCGGTGTCGATTGGTGTGAGGTTCCAGCCGATTTGCTCGTTGGTGTCTGTTCGCCAAACAGACCAGAGGTGGCCGCCGTCGGCGATGCCGACATAGTCGGTGCGGATAGGTACGGGGTCGCTCATGACAGTCTCGCAAAGGGGACGCCGCCGTTGTTGTTGACGGGCAGGGTCCCTGTCTGGAAGTCCGACAGGCCGTTCTGGACGCCACTAATTCGGGGACTTAGCGCAGTCAACACCTGCCCGCCAGTTCCGGGTTGACTCGTGCCAAAGACGCTGCCCGGGGTTGTCCCCACGAAGATAAATCCCACCCCATATCGGGTGCCTGCCACAAGGTCGAACGTGGCCGGGAAGCCGCCTGCGGTATCGAAGGACCGGGTGTATGCCGTTGCAGTTGAGTTGAACAAAGTGGTATCGGATGCGGTGCGAGCTACTAGTTCGGTCGGGTCGTAAAGTCCGAAACGAGCAAGAGTCAAACCGCTTGACGCAGTGGTACCGCTAATGAACGTGATTTCCGAAACAGTTATGTCATAGGGGGGGGTGAAGTAGACGACACGCGCTTGGCCGGTGACAAGCGTGATAGTCGAGACAACGATCGAACGCGAGAATACGTCAAGTGCCGTGGCGGACATTTGCAGATAGTCGCGCAAGCGGTCCACCGAATTGATAGAAGCCCATTGCGTGTCGTAATCGGTGGCTGAGTTCTTGACCAACGCCTGACCGATCGTTCCGCCCGCGGCGACACCGGCACCCTGTGCGCCCGTGTTGCCCTGTGCTCCCTGTGCACCGATGACACCTTGGAAACCTTGTGCACCGGTCGCACCTTGGTTGCCTTGGAATCCTTGGTTGCCCTGTGCTCCCTGTGCACCCTGAGCACCCTGAGCACCCTGAGCACCAGCCGCTCCCTGAGCACCACCGACACCCTGTGGGCCTTGGTTGCCCTGTGGGCCGGTGCTGCCCTGTGCACCCTGGGCGCCGATGACGCCCTGAGCGCCAGTAGCACCCTGTGCACCGGTGGCACCTTGGAATCCTTGGTTGCCCTGTGCACCGGTGGCACCCTGTGCACCGATGACGCCCTGTGAACCGATGACGCCCTGTGCACCTTGGACGCCGACGGCGCCCTGATTGCCAGTCGCACCAGTCGCACCCTGAGCGCCAGTAGCACCCCGTAAGCCTTGGTTGCCTTGCGGGCCAACAGGCCCCGAGACGCTCGAGCCGACGGCTGTGATGACGTTGCTCGGAGACTCGACCACGCGCACCGAGTCGACACCGACACGAACCACGACCGCATCGGAGGTGCGCAGGGTCACTGCGTCGTTCATCGCGTCACGCCCTGCTGGACAGTGACCGGGCCGGCGAGGAGCGTGGTGACCGTGGCGCCGTTGGTTTCGACGAGATCCCACACCGCGGCCTGCGGTGCGAGGGCTGCGGTGGTCGTGGCCGACAGTGTGGCCGACACGGTGCCGGCAGCGGCCGAGACGATCGAGCAAGCAAAGACAGCGACGGTCGTGGTGGCGTCGGCGGTCGTGCGGATCTGAGCCGCGTAGGTGCGCCCGGTGATATTGGTGGGCGTGCCGTCGGCGCCTTGCAGGGTGAGCGACACGGTCTCGGTCGAACCGATGCGAACATTCAACGAATACACAGCGGGCGTAGTCATTCGGGATCTGCTTTCCACCGGTAGGCGTTCGTGATGTGCACGCCGGCCCAGAGGACCGACAGAAGAAGGAAAGGGGTGCGAGACGTGGCGATCGAGTAAGCGACCCACGGAACCGAGACGCAGCCGAGGACAACTAGCCAGCCCCACCAGAGGCGACGTGCGCCGACCAGGTGACTCGTGGCAGCGAGGCCGGCGAGTTCGCAGACCAGCAGCGCCCAGCCCCACTGGGTGTCAGTCATCGTCGTCGTCGGGCTCGTCGTCGAGCTCGTCTTCGAGGGCCGGCGGCACGAAGGTCAGCACGCCATAGAGGCATTCGGCGTAGCCGGCCAAGTCGACGATGGTGTCCCTGAGCATCTCGGGTGGGAAGCCCTGCTCGATGCCGTTGCCGAGTCGGGAGAGCTTCACGCACAGCATGAACACGACACCTTCGGCGGCGGTCAGATCGGCGCCCTCGACTATTGAGTTGAACAGGTCGACCGTGCGCTGGTAGTCCACGGCCGGGTGGTCATAGAGGGCACCACGGTCGCCGTAGACCAGGGCATGAGCGTCGGCGGTAATCGAATCCCACTGTGCGACACCGGGTTCGATGGCGTTCTTCTTCTTGCCCACGGCGATCTCCTGCGATCAGTAGAGGTGCTGCATGAACTGGGCGAGGGTGCGGCCTTCGTAGCGGCGGCACAAGTAATCGAGGGACACGAACATCGGGTCGTAGCTGCCGTCGTGCACCTGGTGCTTGACGATCACGCCACGCCAGTGGGCGTTGCCCTGGTAGCCCTTGTAGTCCTCGTCGTGCAGGTAGCAGGCGCCGGCCACGAGGCCGTTCTGCTGCTGGCCGTTCGACAAGAAGCGCACCGTGTAGTCGAGGGTCTGTTGGTGGCCCATCGTGAAGCTGTGGCCGATGGTCTTCAGTCGGGTCGCAGCCGCACCGCCGAGAGGCTTGCCTGTCATCGGGTTAGAGAAGAAGTGGCAGTACCCAACGCCGTCGATGAACTTGGGGCGTAGGAACGGTTCGACCGTCCAGCCGTGCGAGGCGTAGTTCAGGTCGTCGGTGGAGATCAGCCCGGTCAGCTTGGCGTCGTCGTTCGTGGCTCGGTCGATGCGGTGCTCGTGATTGCCGAGAAGGATGACCCGCTCGGGCTTGTACTGCTTGCCCTTGATCGCCACCATGTGGGCGTTGTACTTGGCCATCGGCCGGCACAGGATGTCGAACGCAGCGTTGGCGGCCTCGATGTCAGCCGTGTAGCGCCGGCCCTCGAAAGCGCGAGTACCAGAATCCCAGCTCGACAAGCTCGGCATGTCGGCATGGTCTCCAAGATGGATGACCACGTCGGGCTGCTTGTCGACGATGTACTGGCCAATCCACTCAAGGTGAACAGTCGGCACGCCGGCCTTGGACTGTGTGTCCGGGATCACCAGGTGCGTTCGTGCTTCGATCATTCGCCCGCCAATGCTCGAGGGATACGGACTACCAGCGACGCTCGCGCCGGTGCTTGACCTGTTCGTGTCGCTGCTGGTTCTCGGCCAGCCGGTCGACCTTGTCGACGACCTTCTCGACGGTGCCTTCGATACGGTCGAGCTTGTCGGCGTTGTATTGGTGCTCGTCGGTATTGAGCTTGCGAGTCTTGCGGGACTGCCACACAACACCGAGGAGCGCAATCGTCGCAGGTACAGCGGCGACGATCATCGGCTCCGCGTTCATGCGGCAGACCATCCCGACCAGCTGCTGCCCTTCGTGGGCTGCCATGAACGGACCGTTGTGCCGTCGGCTGAGTTCCAGGCGAGGATCTCCAGCGCCCCGCCGGAAGCGACGCGAGCGGAAACGGAATCGACGACGGTCGGCGGCTTCGTCGCGTTGACTAGCGCCCACTCGGTCCACGATCCGCCGACCGTCTTCTGCCAGCGGTGGACAATCGTCCCCCATACGGCTCGGAACTCGACACCACGGCCGTCCGGCATTGTCAGTAGCGAGATCATTTTGTGGGAGCCTTTCGGGGCGGGCGGTGCGGGAGGTGCGATTGCGTCCGCGAGCATCTGGTCGAGGCGCCCACGGTCAGGGTGACGACTCCACGCGTCGGAACGATCCCAACTTTGAACGTCGCCATGACAGAACAGACCCGGGCGGTTCAGAGCTTCGGTGCCGATCCACTGAGCGGACGAGAGCGGGACGCCTTGCGCGTTCCACAGCTCACGAATCGCAGCGCCCGCGCGGGCGATCATGGCCTGTGTGTTGGCGTCGTCGGGGTTTAGTTCCGCCGACTTGCCAGCGAGACAGATGTGCCAGGTGCGCGAGTTGTACCCAGACGCGGCCACCGAGAACGTCGTGTAGTCGGCGGGGACCATGGCGATGGTTTCTTCGCTGTCGACGATGCACGCGTAGGATCCCGGGTCGCTGCGCCGAGAGATGAACCCTGCTAAGCCGCGTGCGCTACCCGGTCCTGTCGGACCCTCGGAAGTGTGCACGCCGACCGCAAACGTCGGTGCGCTTGTGCGCGTCGGGTAGAACTGCCGAGACGCTGGCGGGTTGTCGAGAAGGTAGAACCCCATCAGACGGGAGCGCCGTTTGGCCCGATGTCCTCGACGATGATGTTGGTCGTGATGTACTGCTGGTTCGTGGCCGATGATGTCGAGGCCGCGCCGAGTTTGAACGCGAGCGCACCGCTGGCCGCGGCGGTGTAGTAGGTGGTCCCTGTGGCCCCGTTCTGGCCGCTCGCCGTGGTCTGCGTGTAGGTGAACAAGTGATTCTGCACTAGGACATTGCCGGTGTTCAGGTACAGGGCCAAGATGTCGATCACGCCGGTGACAGAACCGTTCTCGAATCGGCCGGTGATCGAGAACTTGTAAAGGCGGTTCTGCACCAGAGTCGGGGAGAACGTCGCCGAGTAGCCGATGGTGACGTTGAAGTTGAATGACGCCGGGGTGTATTGGCCGACGAAGCCCCACGGCATACTCCACGGCTTGCGCCAACTGACGCCGTTGTAGACCTCGAGGCCGTTGAGAGCGCTGGCCGCCGTGATCGCCGTCGTCATGCCGTTGACTGGCGCGGTGATCGCCGACGAACGGGCAGCTGCCGACGCAAACGGGTTCACGACCGACTCGGCGATCTGGTCTCCCCAGGTCTCCTCGATGGCGGTGCCTGCTGTGACATAAGGGGGAACGGCCATGTGAGGCTCCTAGAAGTTGAGAGGGGTTACCAGGTCCACGCCGACGCGGACCAGGTGGCCACATCCCAGCGAGAATCGAACAGCGTTTGCCAGACAGTCGCCGACGTGAACTCCAGCGACATCGTCCAGTCGGTCGGCGTAATCCGAACCTTGCGGCCGCGGACGTACAGCCAGCGGTCAACGTCGAAGCCTTGCGGGGTCCGATGCGAGAAGTCGACGAGCGATCGGAGGCTGGTGCCCTGGCCGGCGATTGCCTGCCATGCGCTGTCGATCTGAGCCTGCGACGGTTGCCGCATCGGCTGAAAGGTAAGCGACTCCACCCGACGCTCGGGGAACTGGCCAAGAGCGATGGCCCGGGTGGCGAGGATCTTGACATCGTCGTCGGCCGAGTTGTCCAGGCCACTCTTCGATTCGATCCGGTCGCCGTACAGATCGCGACTGGTCTGCGAGGTCGAGGTCTGCAGCGTGCCACCGGTCGCCTGATAGCTCGCCACGTTGACAACAGTGGTGGCGTCGTAAGCCGTGCCCACAGAATCAGGCTCGTAAAGAAACTCGGCCGAGCCTTCGCGGTGATTGGAGAAACGAAGCTGCGTGGTGTTCGACCCCGACTTCTCCAGCAAAGAGTTACGACCCTCGCAACGCAACAAGCCCGCGCCGTCAACCCACACCGCGCCACCCTCGGCGGCTGCTGCCGCTTCGAGCTGCGAGACAGCCGACCCTGCGAGGTCGGTGGCTTGCTGGGTTGACTTGCCGACATCGACTGCACGCGGCCCAGTCCACCCGGCGGCATCGAGGATGCGAGTGCATCGTGCGCCGAACGTCTCGCCTGCGCCGACAGGAGTCGTAGCGAACCCGGTCCACGCAGCCAAGTCGCCGAAGAAGTCGAGGGCGGTGACCGAGACGGTGCCGCCCGCCATGTCCAAAGACTCATCCCATGAATCGATGCGGCCGGCGAACTCGGGCCAAGTGACCCCAGCGTAGGAAGCGGTGACACGGATCTGACGAAGCGGGGCGATAGTGGTTTGACCGAACAGCCAGTAAGGGGACGACGGGTTATCGGTGGAGAACTCGCCGTCGGCATTGTCGAGAGTGAGACTCAGCCGGCCGGTCTGGTACTTGTCCATCTCATAGGAGAAGCCCGAGGAGATGTCGACACCGAGGACATGTTCTGTGATGTCGGAGAACACAGGGCCGGCGGCCCACACGTCCTCGTCCCAGAGCGACACGCCCCAGGTGCCAGTCCCGAAGCCCGGCGTGCCCGGATCTTCAGAGTTGGCTGCGAGTCCGAGTTCGACCGTGAGCGTTACGCCGCCCCAGCCGGTGACGCTCATACGGACGCGTAGAGGGCACCGTTGGCGCGCTCGTACTGCTTGAGGGCACGGACAACGTCGTCACCATTGGCGCCGGCTGGCATGTTTATCGTCACGTTCATCGAGGAGCCACCGCCCAACATGCGCGAGGACTGCGGGTTGGAGAAGATGCGACCGGAACCCGATCCCATCTGCAGCAGCTCCGGGCCCTGTTCGCCGACAAGGTAGGTGCCGTTGGCGCTGACGGGTCCGCCGGCTGCGCGTGCGGGAGGTGGCGCCTTGATCCCGAGACCATTGCCGAACGTGCCTGTCAGTTGGGTTGAGATGAAACCGACGAGTTCACGGATCTTGGCTTGTGCTTCGGTGATATTGACAGTGACCGGGATGTTGACCTCTTGTTGTCCGACAACAGCGGCCACGAAGCCGAGGTTGGCAAGATCCTGCTTGGCGCCGTCGGCTGCTGCGCCGGTCTTGTTCAGACCGAACTGGGCGAGGCCATCCAGTGATGTCGTTAGGTCGTCGTTGCTGGTGCCGTTGCGCTTGTTCTGCTCGTCGAGTTCAAGCAGGTCGCCCTTGTACCCGGCGGCCGCTTGCGCAAGGTCAATGTACGCAGCCTTCTTCTCTTGGTCTGTCTTCGAGCCATCGGCGACGGTCTTGTCGTAGTTCGCTTGTGCTTTGTTTACCTGGTCCAGACCGCGGAACGCAGCGAAGTAGGGGTCAGTCTGCGCGCGCAGCTCGGCAGCGACCTCTTTGAGGGAGTCGGCGTGCTTGATGTTTGCCGCCGCAGCGTTCGCAGCCGAGGTTGCTTCTTCATTTGTGAGACCGTTAGCGCGACCTTGCAGAATGGTTTGCTGCCTAAGCGCTTCGATCTTCTTGTCGTACGCGCCGGTCTGCTGATAGATCGTCTCAATCAGGCCGCCGTCGAGTTGTTTCTGCTCAACTAAAGTAGCGAGCATTAGGTTTCGCTCGCCGCCTTCTTCGCGCAGCTTTGCTACCAAGTTGTCTCGGATTTGACCGCCGTACTTGTCGGCATCGGCCATCTTCATCTTCATGTCAAACTCAGAGAACAGCATGTCCGTGCTCGAGCTGATTGCTGCCGTGTAGTCATTGATAGAGATCGCGGCGGCGTTGAGATTATCTACTTGGTTTCTGTCTGTAAGTGTCTTCTCAATCAGCGCAGTCGTGTTGCCTGTGATTGCGCCGGTCTGAGCGTCGAGAGTGTCGCCGAACTTTCTTGCAGCTTCTTCGGCTTCTTGCTGGTTCTTCTGGTACATCGAGAAGATGCCCATGCCAATAACTGCGACAGCGCCGACGCCGAGAAGTGCGGGGCCGAGCGCGCCCGAGAGACCGGCTGCGAAGTTTGCGGCGCCGGTCTGACTGGCGCCCATCTTCGTCGCAATGTTTGCTATGCCCAAGGCAGCGTCGTCGGCGAACTTCCTGACGAAGCCGAGGACCGGGCCGAGGGTGTCCGAGAACATTGACGCCAACTTGCTCACGAGCAGTGTGGCGCCAAAGACGCCGGTGCCCATGAGAGTCAAGACTTCGATGACAACCTGCACCGGGCCCGGGAGATTCATGAAACCCTCGGCAACGGTGCCGATGATGCCGGCCACCGTGTCGAAGATCGGTATCAGTTGCGCGCCGACCTGCTCTTGCAGGTTGCCTAGTTTCGTCCTGAGCTTGTCGACCGGGGTGCCGGCGGCTTCAGCGGCACCGCCGAACTCGCGCGACAGTTCAGCCAGGATGATCTTCTGAGCACCCAAGATGTCACCGGTAGCGGTGAGGGTCTTGATCTGTTCCTTCTGTTCGCCGGTGAAAGACACGCCGGCCTTCGACAAGGCGGTAATGCCCTTCACCGGGTCGTTCAGCGCCTTGCCGAGTTGGATGCTGGCCGATGACATGTCGGTCCCGAGAACAGTGGACATGTCGAGAGCGAGGCCGGTGGCCTGGTCGAATATGTCGTTGTTCTCGCCCAGCTGGTTCTTGATGTTCGTGAACGTCAGGAGCAGGTTGGCGCCCGACTGGATCATCTCGTCATCGGCGCCAGTCAGTTCAGACATCGACCCGGCAAGGTCGCCAATCTGGTCGGCAGTTGTCCAAGCCGAAGCGCCCGTTGTCTGCAACACGCGCTCGGTCTCGCGGCCGATCTTCGCCGATTCGGCCGCAGCGTCGTAGGCTCCCTTCACGGCGAAGGCGACGCCGGCCACGACAGCAGTCGCAGCAGCAGCGACGCCGGGGCCGATCTTCGAACCCATAGCGGCAAGCTTGCCTTGCGTGGTTTCGGCCGCATCGTCGACATCTTTGAAGACTTTGGTGGCGCCCTTGTCGACGCCGGCGATGACGATCTGCAAAGTCTTCGCCATTGCGGTCTCCTAATCAGGGGGTTCGTCGTGCCAGGGCATCGAGGTCTTCGAGGTACGCGTTGAGTTCGGCCATCGACAGTCGGGGAAGTTCCCATGGCCGGATGCCGTAGATACGCGAAAGAGCGGGCCAAGCTTCAGAAAGCCTGGCCCTTATGATTCCGGGTCAACGTCGGCTTCGCTTGCTTCGTCGAACTCGATGTTGAAGTCTTCGGGGCGCAGAGGGTTCGGCCATTCCTCGAGCACGGTGGCGAGCTGCAAGTTGCTTTCGCCAGACGCACGCCGGGCCAGCCACCACACAAGCTGCAAGGAATCCTCGCCGATCGTCGGGCCACCACCCCAGAACGCAGCGAACGGCAAACCGCCGCACGCCTTGCGGACGACGACCTGTTCGCTGAATGGGATGTTGTCGGGACAGAACGAAAGGGTGCGACCTTCGAAGGTCATGCGCAAGACGTTCTGTGCCTGCTGTTTTGCCGCCTGACGCTTTGCGGCGCCGGGTCGTGGTGCTGTTGCCATTGTGCCCTCCTGCGGGTCTGTGGCGATTGTGAGCTAGTTGCCGAACGCTCGGCTGACGAGCCGGTCGAGGGCTGCGTCGAAAGCGTCGTAGATGTCGCCCTGATGGGCGTGGAGTGCTTTGTTGATTGCGTAGGGGCCTTCGGTCGGGTCCATGACATCCCAGGTATTTCCGACCCACGGTTTGTGCTGGGGCTTGGGGCTGTCGGCGTAGCGGCCTTTGGCGTACCAGCCGGTTCGTTTCGTCGCACCCCAGAACGCCACGTTGGCCATGGCGGTCGCGTTGCGTTTCGACTTCGACGGCTTCACCTGGAGGCGGGCTTGTGTGGCGGTGCCGTTGCCCCGAAGAGCGCCGGCCGCTTTGGCTTGCACGCCACCCATGCGTCGGGCCTCGGACTGCGAGACCCTTGCAGCGATGTCGGCGACATCAAGATGCGCGGCTTTGAGTTCTTTTGGGAACTGGTCGCCGGCCTCCTTGAGTGCCTTGCGGAACTCTCGGAGGCCTTCGACGGTGATTACCTTGTTGCTAGGTGCAGCGGCCACGATTACGGGGTGGCGTCAGAGTTGACCAGGGCGACGGTGATCGCCGACGCATCGGTCGACGAGGCGACGCACTTGATGGGCAGTGTCTGCGTGAGGATCTCACGGCCGCCCACGTTGGGGGTCGAACCATCGACACGCACGTTTGTGGTGATCGTGACCGTGTCGGTGCCCGACACGAACGATGCGACAAGGGCGGCTTCGGTTCCGGCCACGAAACGGGTGTACTGGCTGAGATCGGTGAACTCGATCTCCAGCGAACCTGTGTACTCGCGCAATCCGGTCTCGAGCGGCTCGGCGATGTACTGGGTGCCGAGGAACCGGCGGCTGTCGTCGAGGGTGTTGTTGCCCGAAAGGGTCAGCGACTTCACGTTCACCGCTGCGCCGGCGAGGGTGACCGACGCCTGGTTGAATCGCAGCGGCTTGATGGACGCCGGGTAGGTCGCCGATGCGAGTGCCACGCCGAGAGTGATCGAGACGCCGGTGCCGGTGGCGGTGGCGTTGGCCGACAAGGTGGCAGCGGTCGCCGAACCGACAGCGATGATTGTCGCGCCGGTAGGGATACCGGTGCCCGAGATGGGCTTGCCGATGTCGTCAGTCGAGAACGCAGCGGTGACGCTGGTGATCGCAGCGGAGCCCGAGGTGGTGACACCGTCGGTGACGACCCGGTAGGCGAACTCGCGTTGCCCGACGAGATCCATGCCGAGCGTGGCGATCTCGCCCGCAGCGCAGGCGATCTCCCAGGAGGTGACTTTCATGCCCGCATAGGTGAACGGGTAGACGGTGCCGTTGGTGGCCGGCCGTCCGACCTGCACGGTCAGCGCGTCGCCCGTGAGATCACCAGGGGTGTACGTGTGCGTGTACGGCCCGGCGCCAGTCGTGGCCACGGTTCCGAACATCGCGGTGAAGATCTTGCCGAGGCCGCGGTTGTACAGCTCGTGCTGCACTGAACCCGAAACGGTGACATCGCCACCGCTCCACTGGTCAGATGTGAGCACCCGACGGCCGGCGATGATGCCACCCGACTCGAGGCGGGTGCGGTCCTGCATGAGCGACTCGCTCAGCAGGGGAACAAACGCCGTCGATGCGACGGGGGTGCCGACGGTGACTTCTGTTGCGTAGCCGATCTGAGCGGCGAGGCCTGTGCGAGACATAGTTAGTCCTTCTTCGTTTCGGCCTCGGTGGCCTGTTCGGGTTGGGTGATGCGCTTGACGCTTGAGGCTTTCCAGCCCTGGCGAATGAGTGCCGCGGCGGTGACCTCGTCAACGTCGAGCGATTCGCCCGCCTTGACCGTTACCTGCAGCGCGGCGACATCGAGATCGATGCCGGTGGAATTGGTGACCTTCACTTGTGGCTCCTAGAGCAGACGGGTCGAGACGGATACGACGACTTCAGCGAAGCCGACAGGGCCTTCGGGGAACATTGCGGACGTCATGCGTTCGCGTGTGATCTCAGCGGACAAGACACCGTCGAGGTCGTCGAGGGAGGTGTCATCGGCCAGCACGTTCTCGACAGCGGCGATCAGCACCGACAGCTTGCCCATCGTGTCGTCGAGAGTTCCGAGACCCATGACCCGCATTTGCAGCGGAATGTCGAAGTCGTCGTTGCGTTGCTTGCGCCCCGCTGTCATCACAGGGATCTCACAGGTGCCGTCGAGTTCGTCGACCCAGATGAGCTGCGCAGCGGGGACACGGTCGCCGGGCCAGCCCGGCTCGACAGTCACACCGGCCAACGAGTTATCGGCGCGGAGCAGAGACACGATGCGGGTGCACGCGTCCCAACGGATGCTGGTGGTCGCCATGACTACGCGACACCGGGAGTGGAGAAGATGGTGAGCGAGTTGAGGAGACGGTCGACCTCGAGGAAGCCGGTGGGCCGGCCACGATTCCAGTCGGGCGTCGAGTACCTGGTGAAGCTGCCGTCCATCGACTGGGCGATCACATCGCGGGACTGACCAGAACGGTCAGCGAACGCAACAGACCGGACATACTCCGAAGTCGCACGCAGCAGGGTCGGCGTGGGCTCGTCGTGCCCGTGGGAGTAGGTGAACGTGGCGAAAGGTGAACCGACCCACAGTCCGTCGATGACCGTGCCGGCCACCTGGTCGACAGTCAGGTCGGCCAGCTCGCCGGCCGTGAGGGCGACGCCGTCAATGGTGACAGCGGTGACGGTGCGAACTTGAGGGTTCGCCAGCTTCACCAGGCGGTTCGGTCGGACGACCTGTTCGGCGGTGACCGTGCGAGGCTCGAAGGCCACGCCTAGGTAACGCTCGGCGATCTCGGTGAACTCGGCGACAAGGCTGTCAAGTTCGGTGGTCGAGTAGGTGGTGGTATTGGCGAGGGCCGGCACGCGACTGCGTACCTGTGCCGCAGTCAGGTAAGCCACGGCTCAGGCTTTCGGTGTGCGGCGGGCGGCCGGCTTGATGGCGGCGGTCTCGACCGTCGGGTCAGCGGCGGCGATCTCGCGCTTGGAAGGGGGGGCGACCGCTTCGCAGAAGCCGTTGGCGATCAGCGATTCGCAGACATGCGGGGCGAGGTCGATGGTCTGACCGATGCCGGGCCAGCCGATGCCGTCGATGGTGCCGGAGAGGGCGATGAGTTGACGGACCTGCATGGGGGAACTCCTAGAGAGGTTTGGGGGTGCTGCCCACCAGATCGTCGGGGGGAACGATCTGGTGGGCAGCGGGGTTACTTCGATCAGCTGGCAGCGCCGCCGACGAAGTGCTTCACAGCTCCGGTCTGGTCGATGAGGAGACCATCGGTACGCAGCGAGACACGGAACGTGCGCACTGAGTAGTCGAAGGCGAAGTCATCGGAGACAGCAACTTCGACGCCGTTGACTTCACGAATGAAGTAGGACGGGAAGTGGCCGAACAGGACCGACTTGGCGGTGGCAGCCGGGGATGCCATCGCGTCGTTGAGGAGGACCGGGTAGCCGAGGAGGCTGTCCGGGTCGCCGTTGAGGCCAGGAGCGAAGAGGTACTGATTCGTCGTGTCCTTCAACTTGCGGGCCGCGGCCATTGCCGTCGACGACATCATCCATCCGGTACCAGGCTGCGCCGTGTATTCGGAGTTGACCGAGAAACGAAGGTCGATGAGGTTGTCGGCGGTGAAGACGCCGGCTACTGCTGCGGCACCAGTGACGCCAGCGGTGGAGCTGACGACGATGCCTGTGGGCTTGCCTGATCCGTCGCCCGTGGTCATGTGTCCACGAGTGGCGACACCGATCGCACGACCGGCCTGAGCGGAAAGGAATCCAGCGACGTCGACCGAGGCGTCAGCAGCAAGTTCGTTGCTGAGCTGCACGAGGACGACGTACTTGTAGGCGTTGAGCGCGCGTGTTGCGAGCGTCGGGTCCGAAGCGGAAGCCTGTGAACCTTCGCCGACAATGGATGCCGTCGAGTTGGCGGTCGAGGTCGGGACGTTGAGCGTCTCGCCGTTGGCCGTGGTCAGGACAGTTGCGACGTTGCGGACGACGTTGGTCTGGACGAGGTGCGACACGATCTGGTCGTAGACGCCGGTGGCAACTGCGCCACCCGATCCCGACTTGATGACTGCGCGCTTCTCGAACATTGCCGAGCGACGCTCGCCGTTGATGAGGGCACGCACGGTGTCTTCGTCAGAGGGAACGACTGCGGCACGTTCGCCACCGAGATCGAGCGGAAGCCCGAGACGGTTGCGGCTTTCCGCGATGTCGCGGTCACGCTGGATGGATTCGATGACCTTCGCACGACGGCTATCGAGCGCGTCGAGGTCGGCGTTGATGCGGTCGAACTGTTCGGCTTCTTCGCCGGACAGGTCACGGCTCTCGGTTGCGGCGTGATCGAGGAGGCCCTTTGCGGCTTCCCACGCGATCGCGCGCTGCTCCGAGAGATTGTTGATGAGTTCGTCACTCATAGCAATGCTCCTAAAGGTTGGGGGTGGTGTATCTGTGATGCAGGTGGTGGCCGTCGGTGGTGGCGTCGGTGACGCTCCGGGCGAGGCTCCGGGCTGCGGTTCGACTCAGCGCTTGGCGTTGAGAGCGAGGTAACGCTGAGCAAGAGCGACAGAGCGACCGGGGGTCGGCTCGTCTGCTGGCTCGGCGGGGAGTTCTTCTGTGGTGCGGACCTGTGCGCCTTCGGTCGCGGCGTAAGCCGGGAAGCCGGTGACAACGCTGACCTCGTGCAAGATGACCTCATTGAGGCGGCGTGACTGGCCGTCGGCCGATCGGGACTCGCCACCACTGGGAACCGAGAACCCGAACGACATCGAGTGCACATCGCCGCGCTGGATCAGCACCGACAAGTCACGACCGTAGGAAGTGTCGGGGAGTTCAGCGTCGACCACGAGGCCACGTTCATCCTCGGAGACGATCAGCGAACCCGACTTCGTGGACGCCAACACCTGGTCGGTGTTGTGGTTCAAAAACATTCTCGTCTCACGACCAGATTGCAGCGACCGAGTGAACGCGCCAGGAGCGATCGTCTCGATGAACGGCAGCGGCTCCGACGGTGAATCGAACACAGCGGCATAACCAGAGAAGCGCATCGGCCTCGCATCGTCGTCGCCTTCGACGGCACGCAGCTCGAGGTTCCCGACTTCGACGGTGCGGAACTCCACATCACGGCCGGCCACCTTGCGCGCTTCGACCTCGACGGCCGTGTAGCGAACAGCCACGGGGGCGGCAACGTCTTCCACTTCTGAGACTGTTTCTTCGGTCATGCGGATCTCCTGAGACTTTGACTACTGGGGCGGGGAGGCGTCGATGCCAGCAGGTGGCAAGTCGACGCCCGGGCCGGCCATGGGGGCACCGGGCAATGCGAGGAAGAACTCGTCGCCGCCCACATAAGGCTCGAGGCCTTCGACGTTGCGGGCTTCGTTCGGTGTGATGAAACCGGAACTGATGCCGACCTGATGGGCGCGGTAGCGATTGATGGTGTCCGCACGCAGGAACGCCGAGGTGTCGAAACGCACGACCTGCGGCGAGGGCATGAGCGCACTGATGGCGTCTTCGATGCGACGCAACCAGGGCAGCAGCGTGTAAGTCACGAACTGCACGCCGGCCTGCTCGATGTTCTGGTACGTCTGCGATGGGCCTGAGCTGCCGACCATATGTGCGGGGACTCGGAAGATGCGCGCAATCTCCTGAATCTGGGCTTCTCGCGTCGCATTGAGTTCCATGTCCGCAGCAGAGGCCGAGACGGCACGCCACTTGAGCCCACCCGACAAGACGGCGGGGCGGCGGCGGCGACGGTGCTGAGACTCCCAAGTTGCCTGCAGAACCTTGGCGGCTTCGACAGTCATCTCCGCATCGGTCTCGAGGACCGAGGAGGGCGTTGCGCCTTCGCCGTAGAACTGGGCGAGGTGGCGGTCCATCGCCAGCGACAGGCCGATCGTGGTGCGCTGCGTGTGAATCGGGGAGATGCCCTTGGCCTGCTGCGGGGAAGTGAACCAGCGCAGGTGCATCATGTCGTCGGCTGGCACGTCGACGCCGTTGACGTTGTAGGTGCGCTTCGAGTCGACGACAGTGACGACAACGTGGGCGGGGTGCAGTGGGGTGATCGACTTGAGCAGACCGCCGGCGTAGTCGAGGACCGCGTAGGCGTTGCCGTGCAAGGCAAGCGAACTGACCAGCATGTGGATCAGCTCGTAAGAAGTGACCGTCGGCGCCGGGGTCTGAATCCATGCCGGCACAGCCAGCGGTTCGTTACGGTCGCCGATCTGCTTGATGGCACGCAGCGGCAGCGATGCCACCGAGTCAGCCAGGAGAGACACGCACGCCAGAACGGCGGCGACCTCGAGGGCTGAGTCTTCGGTGACAGTTTCGCCGGTCCAGTTGTTGCCGATAGTGAACCCGGCCGGCTGCAGAGCCAGCGGGGCAGAGCGCCGTTCGAACAGGAAGCTCATTGGTTCGCCGCCCACGAGAGGGTAATGAGGGCACAGCCCGCAGCGACAAGCGCGCCGGGGATTGACACGGCAGCAACGCCGGCCACGATGAGCGCTGCACCGATGGCCTCGGCGATGGTGGTGAGACGTTCACGCATCGGTAAGGCTCCAAGGGTCGAGAATCTGCGGCTGAGATGGCGCAGTCGGTGAGTGGTTCGCATGCCAGACGGCACGCTCTAGGCCGGCGACCGCACAGACACCGAGGTCGATGTGGCGGGTCGAGGCTTTGTGTTCTTTGGTGGGGCGTGCGCCCCTAGCGTCGATCTTCAAGACCATCGCTTCGACATGGCGGGCCAGTCGTGGGTCACCGTCGTGAGTAAACGTGCTGTCGAGGACCGCGTCATAGAACGCTTTCCACGCTTTGACCATTCGTTCGACGCTGCCCATCGGGTACTCGAGCATCGGCAAGCCGTCGTCTTCGAGGACTTGCATGGACCGCTGCCAGCGGTAGGGGTCCATTCCGACCTCGACACAAGGCAGATCGCGGGCAGCGACACGCAACGCGTCTTCGACATCGGCGACCGGCACGCGCCAGTCGTTGGAATGTTCGGGCTTCTCCCACACGTCGAGCACGAACATGTGCGGGCGTTCCTCGACCGTGCAGCCGATGATGCCGGTGGAGTCACCAGACCAGGAGCCATCGGCCATGAGGATCACATCGACCGACGAGTCGACCACACGGTCGGTGTCGGTGAGCTTCGCCCACGAGCCGTGAGGCAGAGCGGCAGACGAGCCGACCACCCACACGTTCGTGCGCTTCGTTCGGAACTCCGCTTCAGGTGTTCGCATCAGCGTCGACTTGAAGTCCTCGACCGAGTTGAGATCGCCGTAGCCGGGGTTCGATTCGGCCCAGACCTTCGGGCTTCGATGGTCGGCATCGGCGCCGGCTTTCGGTTCCCACCACGAGAAGAAGAACGAAGGGTCATTGACCTCGCCAGACACGACACGTTTGCCGTGCTGGTACAGGCGATAACACAGCGAGTCTTGGCCGTGGTTGTCGGTTCGACTGCCGGCCGTGGTGATCCCGAGCAGCATCGGCTCGCGTCGAGCGCCAGCGCCGAGCTGCATGACGTTCCACAACTCGTCGTCGGGCTGGACATGAACTTCGTCGAACACGCAGAGAGTGGGGCTGAGTCCTTCGGAGGCGTTGGCCTCTCGGCTCAGCACCCGGTAGACGCTGCCTGTAGCGGGGATCTCGATGGCGTCGCGGTACACCTTTGCCATCGAGGACAGTTCGCCGTCGAGTTCGACCATGCGTTTTGCGGTGGCGAACACGATGCGTGCCTGGTCACGAGTGCCGGCGCAGGAGTAAACCTCGCCGCCATCGTCACCACAGAAGAGTGACCAGAGAGCGAGACCGGCACCGAGCGCGGACTTGCCTGACTTGCGGGGCATGCCGATCAGGGCGGCACGGTGCTTGAGCATGTGTTGCGGGGTCGCATCCTCGGCCAGCAGGGCGTCGATGAGCTTGAGTTGCCAAGGGCGCAGGACGATCAGGTCGCCCGCACTTCCCCCGACTGATGACTTGGTGATGCGGCAGTAGGCGTTGATGAACTCGGCAGCCTGGTCGCCGCGGGTGCGGGTGCGCTGCGTTGGGTTCAGAGTCGACCACCGTGGCGGCCAGCCCTTCGCCCTAGCCACGAGATTGGCGGAGCTTCTCCAACGTCGATGCCGCCTTGACTTCGGCCAGCCCGAGTCGAGAACGGGCGGCGGGATCGAACCCGAGCAGCGAAAGCTGCCCGATGATTTGCTTGTCGAGATCGCGGAGCGCCTTGCGGGCGGTCTCCGACTGGGTGGCAATGACAACGTCGCGCAGTGCTTGGCGTTCTTCGAGCGACTCGCGCAGCATCGACAACGCGACCGAGTCGGTAGCGGCCAGCCAGACACGGCCGGCAAACATCACAGACTCAAGGGCTGCGGCTGGGTCAAGGTCGGAAGGTTCCGAAGCGACCGCCGGCACTGCGGCGAGGTTGCCGACGGTGCGATCTGGCAGGGCGCGCTTGCCGGGATTGCCGAGCGCACGTTTGCGTTCGGTCGGCATTGGGGGTCGTCCGGTGCGTGCCACTGGTGGGCCTTTCAGCCGAGAGCAGCGACCGCCTTGGTGAGGTCGCCGAGGTGGCGGGTCGAAGTGATGGCATCGCCGGTGACGGTCAGGTAGCGAAGGTTTCCGTAGACCTCGAGGTCGCCGCCTGCGATCTTGATGCGCCGGCCAGTGAAGCCAAGATCGGCGACGCCCCAGACATGCAGGCCATCGCCGCTAGGTGAAACCTCGACGTAGGTGTCGGGCAAGGTTGCAAGGAAGTCAGAGGCCCAGCGAGTAGGCCGGCCCGCTTCGAGGCAATGGTCGATGTCGATGCAAACGACACCGTCGCCGTTCAGGACGAAGCCCAGACCTGCACCGATGGTGCTGTCCTTTGCGCTTTCGTAAGTTGACCAGGTGCGGGGGTTGGTCGACGAGGCCGCCCGGCCCCGAACAGTCAGCGGCACCTTGATCGGCGAGTACCGAATCCAGCGATCGAGCGCGACCAGCTCGGCCGGCAGAACGCCTTTCAAGCGGTGTGCGGCGATGCGGCAGCGGCCCGAGCAGTAGCGAACGTCGGCTCGAGCAAGAGGCGAAAGAGCAGTTGAGCAGAAGAAGCAGCGGCGCATGCCCGAAGCATAGCGTAACGGCTACAGCCTCGCACGCTGGGGGAATGTCAGAGCCGACAGAATAACTCCGACGACGTTGGCGCCTGCTGGCCTGCCGGCCGAGCCGATGACAAGCCAGCCATCGAGCACGCTGGGCGCCCAGCACGCTCGACCTGGGGAAGTCGTCAGGGGCTCGTGAGTTTCGCGGGTGCGCAAGAAAGGCTAAACCGGGTCTCCGTGGCTCGAAGGTGACCCGGAAAAACGAGGTGCCACCCCATGCGCCCCCGATTGGCCGCCTGTCAGATCGCAACGAGCACGAACGACTCGAAGTTCAGGTCGTACGCCGGCAGACGATCTGGGGACAGGGGGTCACGCCGTGAACTTTCGTTTCGCAAGTTCGTTGCACGATCGGCAGGAGGCCTGCCACCCTGCCGCCGGGTTTCCATCTTCGACATGAGCTGCGACCCAATGGGAGGAGGAGGTGAGTACCACCCCGCACCCATAGGCACACGATCTCGGAAGAGTTTGAGCGAGCAGCGCTCGGGCCTTGCGGTGTGCAGATCCGTAACCTCGAGCCGTGCTGTTCGGTCGAGCTGCAGCGCACGACTTGCACCTGGCGGCATGGGCAGGGGCACCGCAATCAAGGCAGGGCCTTTTCATTTGGCGTGGCTCACAACGTAAACGGCGCCGAGTGCTGATGCACACGACGCCGACCTGACGCACACAGTACAGCACCGATGCGCACAAGTGGTGGATGCCCGCTGTGTTTCTTTGGATCGCAGCCGTACCCGCGTACCCACTTGTCGGTCATGGTCTCACCCCTGCCGCTCTTGCCTGCTCAGCGGTAGCTGTCGCCTTCGTGGTTGCGACTCGAAGGGTGATCATGTTCCCTGTCTCCACGTATTCGCCATTCTCATCCTTGACAAGATTGCCGTCCTCGTCGAACTCCCACTCGGGCTCGAGGGCGGTGACGATGGTGGTTTCAATGTCTACGCATCCGGCCCGTTCGAGTCTCAGTTCATTGTCACGAGAGCAAGCCGAGATGGCTTCCTCGGGGACAAGATCGCTGAATGTCTGTTGCAGCCCGATGCGGAATGTTTCGCTCATGCTGCATCCTCGCATTGGTTGAGAGTTGCACGTCGCTCGATCATCCAGTCACCACGATCACCTTGACGCACGGCAACCCATCGACCCCACGCTGATCGACATGCTGGGCACAGCCCAGACCTGAGCCTGTCGGCATCGCCCTTGCCCGAGCAATACCTGCTGCACGCCACGCAGTCACCACCGGGCAGGCGTGTCCGCTCAGCCCTTCCGTCCTCGGTGCCGGTTGTCGCTGCCCACCGTGTGACTAGGTCATGCAGAGACGAGGCGCAGCGGGCCAGCTTCAGAGCTTCCATGTCGAGGAGTCTGAGATCCTCGGCCGCCGGGTCCGGCCGGCCTAGGAACTTCTCCAAGCCGGCCGGGTGTCCGTCGTCATTGCGAGTGGGTGCTGCTCCCGATCCACCTGTGGAGGTTGGGTAGCCGGGCTGTGCGTCTCTGAGGTTCGACCAGGCGTCGGTCAGCCCGGCATCGAGTGCGGTGAGGCGGGCGAGTGTCTCGAGGATGTCTCGTCGGATGGCGGTGATGTGTCGGGTCATTGGGTGGCCTTTCCTAGATCGGTTCGAAGTCGTAGAAGTCGTCGGTGCCTGTGGCTGCGAGAGGTTCGTAACCTCGTCCCTTTTCGTCGGACGAGGTTGTGCTTTCAGGTAGGTCCGTTTTGGACTCCCAACCTCGTCCCTCGTCCCCTTTGTAATGAATGGGGGACGAGGGGACGAGGTTAGGAATGGACAACTCCGTCCCTCCTGCGGGACGAGGTTGGGACGAGGGGACGAGGTTAGGAGTTATCCACAGATCTGACTCGTTGAACATGCGAATCAGCGAGTGTGTGAAGCCGCCACCTTTACCGGTTCGGACGGTGCGGTCGACGTAGTTGAGGTCGATGAGTTTGGACAGGGCGAACCGGATTCCGGTGGCTTTGCCGTTGACTGCTTTCTCGATGGCGAGGGCTGAGCAATCGCCGTTCTCGGCGATGAACTGACAGATCCGGGTCATGAGGACCGTGGGCAGACCGTCGCCTGGTGGCTTGACGTTGACGGTGGTGGACCCGAGGCCGTCGTCACTTATGTCGATCTCGGCCACCTTGGCGCCGTGCTGATAGTTGCCGCCACGATCCTTAGTGGTGATGAGGTTGATGTGACCTTCGATGCCCTTGGCCGGCGCCACTCCGACCTCGACCCTGTAGGCGGCCCCGTCGATCGCTGCGAGCTTTCGTTGTGATCCGATGGCGAAGCGGTCGTTGGTGTCTTTGGACTTGGGGACGTGATCGAGCACCAGCACGCATGCACCGGCTCGGGCGAGGCGTCTGGGCACCCTGCGGAACCAGCGGGCTACTTCGTCGTCGTCGTTGGGTTTGGTGCCGTCGGCTGCCATTGCTTCACCGGTGGAGTCGATGACGACCAGCTCGGCGTCATTGTCGACAATGAACCGTTCCCATTCTTCCCCGGCTCGTTCGTTCCATCCGCCGTCGGGGGAGATGTAGGCGAACCGTTCGATGAGGTCTTGCCGTGCGACTCCGATGGCCATGAGGCGTGAGGCGACCGATCCGGGGTGGTCCTCAAGGTCGATGTAGACCACGTTGCCCCCGTCGGCGAGGATCTGGGCGGCGGTCTTGAGTGCCACCCACGACTTACCTGAGCCGCTCTCTCCGTACAGGGCGTTCATGCGGCCCCGATAGAAGAGGGCTTTGCCGTCGATGCGTTGCAGGATCGACGGCACCGGCGGTTCGTATCCGTCGGCGAGTACCAAGGCAAGGTCGACTCGTTCCCATCCGTGCGGCATGTCGTCGATCTCGGCCGGCATGTGTTCCTTCGCCTGGTGGTCGTCGGTGAGGTCCACGGTTTCTGATCCGTACCCGTCGGCCCGTAGTGCCCGTGAGGCTGCGGCCCAGTCGCCACGGTGCTCGATGTGGGTGAACAGCCCGTAGGCGTCGTAGGGCCGGCGGGTGTCCATGTTGTTGTTGCGGGCGAAGGTCTCCGACCACAGCGTTGTATGCCCATCTGCGTACACGGTGGCCCCGGTGGTGTCGTTGCGTTCGGTGCGGTGCGGTGCCCGGTAGTGCCGTGATCCGTCTGAGTCCTGGTGGTCGAAGTGGAACCCTGCCCGCTCGAGGACCGCGGCTCCACTGGTGACTGCGTTGTAGGCGTCACCGGGTCGTTCGGGTCCGATGTAGGGGACTTCTCTGCGGGTGTCGGGTGCCTGTGGTGTCGGGGCTTCGAGCATGTGGCCGGCGAGATCGTCGACGCCGTAGGTGCGTGTCCAGTCGGCGCCGATGATGCTGACGGGGACCGGTTCGGCTTTGCGGTTGAGGGTGCCTGGGAGGCGCATGACTCGGGCGATGTCGAACACGTTGTCGACGTGCCAGCCTCGGCGCCGGCCTAGTTCGGCCCAGGTGGTGCCCCAGTCGGCGAGGAGTGCGCTTGATTGCAGGTCGACGTCGATGGGTTCGGTGAGTTTCCACCAGGCTTGCAGGCCGTGGCCTGAGTTGATGACGGCGGTGGGTGGGATCGGGAAGTCGGCGAGCAGCTCGAGGGCTGCGTCCATGTCGGGCGGTAGGTCGTCGGCGGCGTGGACTGTCGAGGCGATGTCGATGTCTAGCCACATGGCCGGCAGCGTGAGACAGTCTCCGGCGCCACCGCGTTTGCCTGCGGGGAGTTTGCGTTCTCTGGGTGCCACGCCGAACCACACGCAGCATGTTTCGGCGAGTTGGGCTGCTTCGTCGGCTGCCCAGTCGTGGTCGATGATCCTGTGCCACTTGGTGATGCGTTCGCCGGTGGTGCGGTCGACAGCGAACAGGGTGAGCCAGCCGGTGTCGGTCTGGTCGTACAGGTGACCCAGCCAATCGGAAGTAAGGGTCATCGCGTCTCCGCTTTTCGTGATGGAATCCAACGCGTGGCGTTTGTCGCAAGTGCCCACAACTCTTCAATCTGCGATTCCTCAACCAAGTTCAGGTTCCCGTCGTAACAGCTGTTTGGCCTAAGTGAGTAACTGCCGCTGGAGTGGCCGATCCCATACCGCGTGCATCCGCAATCAGTCCACGATGGGCAATGGCAGAAGATCGCTTCTCCATTACCCCACCCGTCGTCTCCGTACCATTCGGAAAGAATGCCGATCTGCGAGTCCCCAACGTATTTGTCGTCAATCCGAAGTGGCTTAGATCCAAGACACAGAATGTCTTTATCCCACTCGCCTAAAAGCTTTGGGTATACGTACTCGGTCAACTCCGAAAGTTCTTCGATGCTTGCCGCCTTACCTTTTACCTCAACCACCATCGGGCGCCGACCAAGGATCAAGAAGTCGGGAACATAGCCACCCGTGTTGAACGGTTCAACCGTCCACTTCCATCCGACATGATCGAAGAATGAAGCCCACCGGGCTTCGGCAAGTGACCTAAACCAGTAGCCCTTGTAAAGCCA